CTACTGAGGAGGTAGCCATACCACTGACCAGGACCTCGAGGATATCAACGACCTGAGTCGCGTTCGCACCCTTGAGGGCCGAGAACGTCGTCGCAGCAGCAGTAACAGCCGTAGGCGTCCAGGTATTGGCGACATTAGTGAGAATACGCTTTGCCATTTCAGATCTCCTTTCCCTTCGTGGGGATGAGTAGCGGCCGGACTCCAAGCGATACGCAAGTGACCTTGCCGGTCGCCACAAGGTCCACGATTTCCTTAAATGAGCGGTGAATGTAGTCTGGCTTGCGGCGCTCACCATCGCACATGTCGCAGATGTAAGCGCCGCCGCACTGCATACAGAAGGCACGTTCACGATCACGCCGGGGATTTTTGATTAAAATCCTGCGGCAGTGCTCGCACATCAGCGTTGCAGCTTCGAACAGCCCACCCTCCCCAACTTGCGAAGGGTCATAACCCATTCGGCGCGCCATACCTTCTGGAAGCCCAGGGCTTGCGCGATGATCTATAAACAATTCACCTTCAGGCTTCTTCATGGTCCGTCCAGCACGTAAGAGATGCAACCACCGATTTGAACGCCGCCGGGTATAAGGTTTAACACCAATGACTCTCCGAATGCGGTCTGGAACCAGCCTCCGAAGTTGCCGGGAAGGATGTAGCCGCCTGTTGTTGTGATTGATTGAGGACCCGTGAGTTCAACCATTGAGGGAGAGGTAAACCATTGGAGACTAACATTTGCGCTAACAATAATTGATGCAGATATAACGACGATTCTCTTGCCTGCCGTGCCAAGCTGTACTGTTCCTGACGAGGATTGGTCGACGGGTTTGTAGTAGATGCCAAGCGGTATCTCCAGGCGGTAGAGGTTCATCCGGCAAGCCTACGCCGTGCGTCTTCCATTGCGCCGTTGACCGAGGCGAGTTGTAAGTCCTTGGAGTTGACCTCCTCGGTTAATTCCGCGAGTCGCTTTTGCAGCACGGCCACACGCTCGCTCAGGTCCTTCAGTGCGCCTTGCTTATTGAACATGTCCTGCTCAAACTTGCGCTGCGCCTCCCGCTGCGCTTGGGTCAACATCGCCTCCGCCTCGTTCTTCTGGGCGAGGGCCTGGTTCCTGGCCTGGTTCATCGACTCGAGGTCGGCCTTGGCGCGCGCCTTGCGCTCTTCGAGATCCGAAAGGTCGCCCACGACGGCGGACGCCGCCTGCAGGTCGCCGATTATCTTGTCCAGCAGATCCTTCTTCGCCATTTCTCTCTCCATTCGACTTTACCGTGAGCATCTCCAGGATCTTCTGGTTCTGCTGCATCATTTCGGTCATTGACTTCATGAAATCGCCGAAGCCCGCAGTATTTTTCTCGGCCAACGCCGCCATCTTCGATGAGACCTTATCCTGTTGCGTCACCAGCCAATCGGTCAGGCCGGTGGTATATTCCCCCGGCCCCCATTTGATGTTGTCGGGCAGGTTCCACTTGTCCTTGAATTGGGCCGTGATGGCTTTAGCCTCATCGTCGATGGGGTCCATTCCAGGAGTGGGGTTGCCCTTGAAGACGATGTCGCGCGGCTTGGCATTGCGACCATCGGAGACGACAATCGAGCCGGCAAGCTTTTCTCCGCGCGGCCCCGATTCATATTCGTTCCAATCGGCTTCCGCCTCATGGTGGAAGTATTGCGGCACTTCGTATTGTTTGCGCACCTGCCGCCCGGTAGTGCGGTCGGTCTCGACATATTCCCATTTCGTGCCGGGGTCGGTGAAGAGGTAGTGCGGTTCGGTCAAGCGCCATCGGGCCATATGACCCTCCTAGAACTGTGAAAACCACATCACGGCCGAAATCGTGGCGACGCTCGGAGTGATGCAAATTGACTGCCCCGCCGGCACCTGCGTCCAGGCATATTCGATGTGATCAGCCGAGGGCGCGCTTGAAGTCACGTTTACTGCGGGGATTATTGTAGTCGGTGCACCGCCGCAATTGGCACCGGCACTGGTACTGATCTGAATGGAGAAGGTCCCGGTAGTGCCGGTATTCGTCACATGCCAACCACAGACGAAGATCGACTGTCCGGCCTTGCCGGCAACGATCTGCGTAATGGTTGTCGGGCCAGCCGCCATGAACTGGACCTGATTGCAGATTGCGGTCTGCGCCGGGCCGATGATGGTTGGTTGGGCTCTTGCGCTTACGCAGGCGCAGAGCAAGAGCCCAAGGATGAGGGCAACCCGTCTCATCGTGTTCGATACCATGTTGCGTTGGCCAGGTTCCATTGGTAGGTGCCACAAGTGAAGGAAGCTAAGGCGGCTAAGGCACCCCCAGAGCTGATTGTCTGGCCAGTGTTCGCTGTCATGGTGAGGGTGTTTACAAACGCACCCGTGGTCACGTTACAAGCAGCGACGATGATTCCATCCATGAGTGGGCTGGGTGGCATGGTTACCGCGGCTGTAGATGGTGCGGCGGTTATTAGCAACGTGCCCCCAAACTGAAGGGTGCCGGTGTTGTTGGGGGTTGTGTTGGCCGAGGTACCGCCGACGGTGAAGTTGCCGGCGATGGTCAAGGGGAGGTTGTTGGAGGCACCACGATAGGCTTGGCCACAGACAAAGCCGGTTGATGGACCGCCCGGGCCTTGGCCTGCGTTCCAGCATTCAAGGCCGGAGAAGGTGTTCTGAACTACGGGCTGCGCCACCGCTGACACATATGCCCCGTAGCCGAGGGCAAGGGCGGCGAACGCCGCCCCCACCATCGTGAACGGAAACGAGATACGCATCAGTTCGGCACCACGATGCCTGCGGGATAGCCGCCAAGCAGCGAGTTGACACCGGCGTTATTGTAAATCTGGTCATGGCGATCGAGGACCAGGGACGCCAGGATCGCACCAGAGGTGAAAGTGCCGCCGCTGGTATTGTAGTTCAGTTGCAGAAATCGCGGGATTGGCTGGCCCAAAGGCGGCCGCGGCATATCCATATCGAACAGCCGGGAACCGACGATAAGCGTCGCCACGCCGTAACCTGGCGAGGACCACCAAGTGGCAAAGCCCGAAGGGGCGCCAGAGCCGTTATCCGGCGAGCCTTGCAGTGAGATGATCGTCGAGGCGCCGGCACCGACGAAGGTGGCGGTGACCACGCAGAGGATTTTTAACGCAGGGTCATCACCGATGCCGAGGTCGCGGATCGGCTGCGCGGTGGTTGGCGGCGGGCCCGCCGACTGGGTTTGCGAGGGCGGCAGTGCCGGATTAGCGGTAGTGCCCTGCGCCAGGTCGAGGATATTGCTCGAGTTCTGCGAGCCGGTCGTTGGCCGGTCATGCAGCGAATCGAGTGCCGGGACGCCAGTTGCGCCGTTGCTGGTCCCAGTAAACAGGAGAAGATTGTCGAGAATCATGATGGGTCTCCTTATGAAACCGTGGCTTCGTTGGAGAGGATGGCGTCGCAGGTTCGTACCGGGATGCCACGGAACGTGGTGATCGGCTTACCGTCGAACTCCTCAATGCGAAGGAGCACATTGGTCTTGTTCATGGCCTGGAGATCGAGATAGGTGCGGACCACGCGGTTGGCATAGATGACGGTCCTGCCCATGTTCGCCCGGACTTCAGGAGTATCGGAAGTCTGGACGACAGTGGCGCTAACAGGTGCAGTTGGAAGGCGGTACAGCCCCCTGATGAGGAGGTTGATGAGATTCGCCGCCGAAACACCGGTGAGCTGAGTGACGTCAATATTCGCAATGCGGGCGACATAACGCCAATCCCTTAAGACGAGACCGATCTCCCATTTGAAGTGGTCGCGGTAGGCCTGATAGGTATTCTGCGATGTATCAAGCACCGGCCACTCGCCCATGTCCCTGTGTTGGAGGCCGGTGATCTTGCCTTTGGGGAAGGTGGCGTGAAGCGTGTCGTCGCCCCATACCGTGATCCACAGCGAGGTATTGGTTGACGCGACACCGCCGCCGTCGAGGACGTTATAGGCGGTGTTGGAGTTTTGCGTCGTCTTGGTCGAGTAGCGCGGGGCAAGGCCGGTAAATCTTTCCGGGTTGGTGAACTGGTTGCCATAGATCAATGTCGCGGCCACCTGCTGCGACATGCCTTCCAGAAACGCTTTGACCTCCGACAGCCGGAACTCGGCGGTATTGCCGTTAAGGTCGGCGATGTCCTTGTCGATGACGCTGTAGGTTTCCAGGTTCCCGCAGGTATCGACCAGTTGCGCCGTGGTGGACTTGGCGTTTGGCACGCCCAAGTTCAAAAGGCGCCAGGTTGCTTGCGGCAATCCGGTACGGATCGTGGTTTTGTGCCCGGTGGGCAGGTTGCCCTCGACGACCAGCATGTCCTCGAGGATTTCGTTGGTTTGACTGAGCAGCTCGATGATGCGGGCTACTTTGTAGCCGTCATCCATTCTCTTGGCCCAGTCCGCATATGTCAGGGCTGTTGCGCCAATTGTTGCTTGTGCCATTAGCACACCTCCTGGTGTTCAAGGTTATCTTTCATGTCTGGTCGTAGACCGATCGCAGCCCGGGGTAGATTGCCTGTGCTGCGGATGGCGGTCCTCCGCCAGGGCG